ATATAAGTTGCTGGAAATGTTGTAATGCTTGTGCCAGTAATTAATTGACCAACTTTAATTGAAGCATTTGAACCAGACAAAGTAACAGCAGTTGTGCTGTTCATAGTGCCTGATTGCGTAGTTACTGCCGCAGTTGCAGTTCCACTATTTGTGTATCCAGTGCCAATAAAAGAAAAATATCCCGATGCTTGATTTGTATACCCTCCACAAACGACACCACCATAACCAGCCGCACCATTAGATATTCCTCCTAAAATTGAAGCATAAGCCTGAGTTGCCGCATTACCAGTTCCTCCAGCAACAGTGGCAACAGTTCCACTTGCAGTATTATTTATACCCCCACCAATAGTGGTTTGAATGCCGCTGGATACTTGTGCCGCAGTAGTTCTAGAAGTCTGCCAATCGGTTGCATTAGCACCCCTAGCATTACCACCAGTAGCAGTAGAGTCTGTTTTTTGTGCTTGTAATGCACCCGTACCTAAAGGTTGAAGCACTAAAGGCGTGTTTGTTCCACCAGTAGCTTTTACTTGAGGATATGAAGCATCACCAACAATCTGAATAGATGTTGTTGACCCTGTTGCTAAACTTGCCGTGCCTGTGGATTCAAGGGTTGTGAATTTACCTGTGTTTGCGGTTGTTGTGCCAATTGTTGCGTTATCTATTGTGCCACCCGTAACCGCCACGCTTGGGATTGTTACCGCACCCGTAGTTTGAATTGTCATTGCGTCCGATGTGTTGACCGCACCGTTAACAATAAAACTAATCTTTTGACTATCCCATGATCCAAGAACTAAAGGCCCACCAAAGGATTCCACAAAACTTGCCAATGGCGTGGAAAACCCATTATTAGGATACCCCGCCGCTGTATAACTGTAATTTGCGTTATTTATTCCAAGCTCGCCATAAGCCGTATGACCACCGTCATTGACCGCATAAGACGCATAACTTGTGTTGCTTGCACTTGTGTTTTGCAGGCTTGTGTATAAATATAACGGCTCACTTGCCGTAAACCCCGCTATAACGCCCGTATCCGTGTGCGCCGTAGCATCGCCAACATTTAACGATCCAACATTGGTTGTGCCCGATGTGTAAGGAATTAATACTCTGTTGTTAGCATCCCCGTTAACCGACTTTTCAGACGGGTAAGTTACAAATACATCTTTTGACCCTGCGCTAAAGTTAACCTTTGATGTGCCGTTAGATGACGCATAAACCGTGTCTCGGCTTAGTGTTCCACCGTAATATGTCCCAATGCCAACTTCCCATTCCGTCCCACGGTTAATTGTGTAATACGTTGTGTTGTTGTTGCCAATGACGCTAAACGACTGAAATCCTTGAACCGCACCACCCAAAGTGATTGTGCCCGTTCCTGTAGTCTGAGTTGTCTCCCGAACCCTATCGGCTAAGACTAAACTCATTGGATTGTCTCCACCCCAATCACCATGCCGTCTGCGCCTCTAACCACTTTTTTGGGTGCGCCTAACTTTTTAATTGCTTCGCCAATGTTTGTCATGGTTTGACCGTGCATATTTGCCATTTGGTCGTGCATCATGGCCATTTTGTCCATTGCTTGCAATATAGGTGCGCCCAACTCGTTTGTGATTTGAGCTGCTGCCGCTTCTACCACGGGCAAATCAACGCCTGGGTTGCTTCCAATTCGAGCCACCATAATCTTGGTTGCAGCATCCAACTCAGCTTTCCAACGCTCGTATTCCTCACGCCCTTGCATTTCACGCGCTTTAATTTGCATCTCTTGGTTGGCCATTTGTTGTGCAAATTGCTCCTTCATTTGCTCAATCTGCATATCCGATTGTGCTTTAGCCTGTTGCATTTGCATTTCTAACTGTGCCTTGGCTTGCTCAAATTGACCTTGTGCTTGCATCTTCATCTGCTCAGTTTGTGCGCTTGCCTGTAAACGGGCTTGTTCGGTCTGTTGTTCAACTTGCATACGCATCTGCTCGGCTTGTTGTTCTGCTTGGAGCTTCATCATCTCAGGATTTTGCGGTGGCTGCTGTTTAGCCATCTGCGCTTTTTCTTCCAACGATTTCATTGCTTTTTCAATTGCGCTCTCCAACCCTCTGCCTGCTCTAAATCTGCGTACCAAAAATAACAACATCTCGGACACCATTGGCAATGTCTCAGGTGCTTGTGACACCATTGGGATGGCTTCACGCAAAAATGCTCCAATTCCCGCAATGGCTTCTTGTGCATTTTGTTTTTCAGCCTGCTCATCTATTTGCGCTAATGAGTCTGCCTCAACTTGAATGTGGAAATCTCGAATCGTGCTGTTTGAGAGCATCTGAATCGCTGCTTGCAACATCTGCGGGTCTTGGCCATCAGGAGTGTTCATCACACCCGACATCTCCACAATCAACTCAGGTGGATAAAACTTACATACGATTTGCGCCTTCATTCTAAATAAATCAGTTGCAAAACGCGCTACATCGCCCTGAGAGGCGCGTAATCTAAGTGACCCAAAGTTAGCCTTTAACTGTTGTGCGCCAAGCGTTTCCTGAGCATTAGAAGAACCCCGTAGGATGTCCGATATGCCCATGATTTCGTAAATACTTTGCTTGACAACTTCCCTCGATGCGTAAAGCTGTTGTAAGGTCTTGATGATGGCACTTGTGTCCATCATGTCTATTGCGCCTTTTAAACCGCCCTTCTCGCTCATTGCCGCCCACGAAGTTACGGGGAATAACTTGTTGTCCACTCCCTCGCTAAACATTCGCCCAAGTTCTTTAAACTCAGCATTGAAAACGCCTACCGCTTTGCAGGCTTTTACCAATAGGTAAATGCGTTGCGTCAAATTGTCTAATTCTTGCGCTTGGTCTTCGTACTCACAATAATCGGGCACGGGTATCAACGAGCCGTTTGTTGTGGTCGCTAATAATGGTTTGGGACAAGGGAAAAACTCCTCTAATTCCAATGGATCGTCACGCTCATCAAGTGCTTGTGGATAACCCTTGGCAATCCAACACACCTTCTTAGTGCGCTTATTCCATATTTCCGCAACCTTGGCTTTCTTGCCGTATGCGGATTTTGCCGTCATTGGATTCTTTGAATCCACATCGTCGGCTTGGGCTTGCATGGGGACGTTCTTAAACACATCACCAAATCGCTCAATACCCTCGTCCTTGGTCATGTAGACCCACCGCGCTACCCACCATACTTCTTCCCAATGTCGGGCGGGTGAGTGGATAAAGTCTTGCCAATAAACGTAATCCACGGGACTATGCGCTGAGTCAACACGCTCGATTTCCTCAACATCCGTGATCTGTGCGCCTTCTTCCGTGCCTTCCATTGTCGGCATTGCGGGTTCGGGTGCTTCGCTAACAATTACGGGTTCATATCTCAACCACGCCGTACCGCGACCAGGCAACAATCTATCCTCTACGACCCCACGCATAGCACCGTCAAAGTCGCTGAATTGCGTCACCTCGTACTCAACCACTCGCTCAAGCATCGTACACGCCAAACGACCCACGGGGTCTTGATCCATGTATCTACGGGATACTTCGGGCTTGGCTTGTCTGCCGTAAAGAGCAGGAAACAACACGCTAATGTTTGACCAAAGGATGTTAAATTTCATCCTCGGCATCTCTATTGCATCCCGTTCATCCCGATAACGACGTACTACTTTTTGCCCACGCTTTTCCCATTTGTCAAAGACTTTGGTCGCGTGTTCAATTTGGTCGTGCCAATATGGGCCTGGGTCGTCGCCCTCATAAGCACTTGTATCTTCGTAAGCCATTAATTACCCGCAGCAAAGAAGAACGTCACATCAAGCCCTGTACCCGCAATCGTTGCGTATAAACTTGAGCCAATGTTGGCAGGGAAACGGTGAAACCCAATGGCGGGAGTAATTGTTCCGCACAGAACCGTACCGCCACTCCCACCATCACGAAGCACCAAAGTGCCTGCGGTTGTGTTGTTCACATAGAACCCAATAAGTTGGCAAGGGCCTGTGCTTACTGCGCCCGTTGCTGTGATGTTCTTAGCACCACCGACTTCTGCTACTGGTTGGCTCATATACGTTCCTCTTTATGTGTCTGTTCAAAATCCCAAAGTTCATCCAAAGTGATTGTCTGCAATGTCTTACCTTTTGGTGGTGGCTCGTCTGCTTTGTTCTCTCGATAAGCAACCGCCATCATCCGAAAAGCGTCCGCAGGGTGTGAACACCAATCATGCCTCGGAGTCTGACGAAATGATTTCTTGTCCTCGTCGTACTCTCGTTGATACTGTCTGAGTGCCTCTAATCCCTCATCACAAATGGGATCAAAATAGCACTTAGGTAGAATCATTCTAACCGCTTGGATGCCATCTTGCACACCAATTTCGGGCACTATTGATAATTTATTCATGCCACCTAAATGTACCGCCAATTGCTCAACAATGCTCTTTCCACCGCTTGCTAATGTTTTGGCCCTTGCATCATGCGGTAGGTAATGCTTGGTGTAACGATAACCCTTATCAATCACTACCTTGGCTATTTCCTCGATGGATGCGCCTGAGACGGCATAGTAATCAAGAACGTGTATCTCATTTCTGACCACCTGATAGAACCAAATCGCGGTATCGTCTCGGTAACCCAAGTCCCATGCCGTGTGTACATCTGCGTCGGGGTCAAACTTTAAATCCCGTATGCGCCCCTCATCTTGCGCCAGCCTCATTTCCTGCCCATAGTAAGCCCCCATGATGGCGGCATCGAATGAACACTCGAATTCAGAATCGTATTGGTCGGTGCTTAATTGATCACGCGCCGCCTTCAACTCCG